TTAATTTTAGATGTAGACAACGGATCAACAATCGACCCATATATTGCCGATGACGGAATTTTATGTGAAGATGGTGCATATTTTGCATCTGCCGGAACTGCAGTAGTAGGGTTGTCAATACAGTTTGACGGGTAAGGAGCTTAGATGGCCAACACTACTTCAGGCTCTTATGTTTTTGATAAGAACCTAAGCATAGATGAGATTATTGAAGATGCATACGAACGTATTGGTATGCAAGGTGTTTCTGGTTATCAATTAAAAACTGCTAAAAGATCTTTAAATATTTTATTTTCTGAATGGGGTAATAGAGGACTTCAATTTTGGGAAGTAAAAAATCAAAATATTACATTAGTAGACGGACAAAGTGTTTACACTTTTTTTAGATCCCCGTCTGATGGCACTTCGGATGGAATTAACACAACACTTTCTGCAGGTATAAATGCTACTGCTACTACTATAGGAGTAGCTTCAGTTACAGGATTTGCAACTAGTGGAGTAATTACTATTGGCACTGAACAAATTTCATACACTGGAATTTCTACTTTAAATTTAACAGGGTGCACTAGAGGAATTAATGGTAGCACAGCAGCTACTCACAACACTTCAGATGCAGTATTACAATTTCCAATTGGTATGACAGATATTCAAGAAGCAGATTACAGAGTAAAATCAACTTCAGTTGATACACCAATGACAAAAATTAGTAGATCACAGTATCAAGGTTTTTCTAATAAAACTGACAAAGGTTTACCAACACAATATTGGGTCCAAAGATTTATAGATAAAGTTACAATGACTTTATATTTAACTCCTGGTGCAGCTCAAGATGGAAACTATATTAATTTTTATTATACAAAAAGAATTGATGATGTAGGTGCATACACAAATGCAACTGATGTACCATATAGATTTGTTCCATGTATGATTTCAGGGTTAGCATATTATTTAGCTGTAAAATATGCACCGCAAAGAGTACAAGAATTAAAACTGTTATATGAAGATGAACTGTTAAGAGCGGAAGATGAAGATGGTTCTTCTAACTCTACATACATATCTCCTAAAATTTATTACCCAGGTATTGGTTAATGACTACTTTTTCACAAGGTAAATATGCTTTAGCAATTTCTGATAGATCAGGAATGGCATTTCCATACAACGAAATGGTTAGAGAATGGAATGGTGCGTTTGTACACATTTCAGAATACGAACCTAAACAACCACAATTAGATCCTAAACCAACAAGTGCAGACCCACAAGCTTTACAAAGAGCTAGACCTGCAAGAACAGAATTTCCAACAGAAGATTTTTTACCAAATGATCCCATTACAACTACGGCTGCAGATGCAACAGTTTCTGTTTCTTTTCCAAATGGTGCAATGCAAGTAAATGATATTTTTAGATTAAGAGATATTAAATTTCCAGTCGGCGGTGTTGCTATAACTACTTTACAATTATCTACAACTTTAAATGGTGCAATTACGGATTCAGTTACAACAATTACTTTAGCTGATGGTTCAGCGTTTCCAACATCAGGTTTTATAGTTATTGAAAAAGTAAATGCAGTATCTGGTTTATTTGAAAATGAGGTTATTGAATACACAGGAAGATCAAGTAATAATTTAACAGGATGCACTAGAGGAACAAGTGCTCCATACAGAGGAGTTAGTCCTGTACGTACGACCGCAGGCTCACATGCAACTGGAGCTAAAGTATTTGGTGCATATAAAATATCTTTTCTTGAAGAAACAGTAGGACTCGCTGGATATAATGATAGCAATGGTAATCCTGCTCATATAACAACCCAGGTAGGTTTTGGTTTTGAATTAACTAGCAATGCTAGTAGCACGGCAATAGGAGGCGGTTTGCAGTGTACAGTTGGACCGATTAATGATAGAGGTTAATTATGTCAGGAGTTAAAAAATACGATTACAGCACATTAACTACAGCAATAAGAAGTTATACTGAAGTAGATGATAGTGTCTTTACACAAGCAATTATTGATGAATTTATAATGGCTGCTGAATTTAGAATTTATCAAGAGCTTCCTATGGATGCTCAAAGACATGTTCAAGAAGGTACATTAGCTGCAAATGACAATACAATTAATGCACCGGCAGGGTGTTTATTTATAAGAGGAATTGAAGTTTTTGAGTCTACGGCTAATACTGAAGGTAATGGAAAATGGTTAGAGAAAAAAGACCAAACTTATTTATCAGAATTTGTAGATAGAAAATTTGGACCTTCAGGAGAAATACAGTCTCCTACAGATACTACTAATTCAGTTACAGGATTTCCTAAATATTATGCAATGTTTGGTGGTGCTGATAATACTACAGACACTTCATCAGGAGGTATGTATCTAGCTCCAACTCCAGATGCTAATTACAAATTTAGAGTTTATTATAATAAAATGCCAAATGGTCTTGGATCAGGCACTGGTTTTAATAATAACACATATCTAAGCACATACTTTCCACAAGGTCTATTATACGCGTGTCTAGTAGAAGCTTTTGGGTTTTTAAAAGGTCCAACGGATATGTTGACATACTACGAAAATAGATATAAAAATGCAATACAACAGTTTGCAGGAATGCAGCTTGGAAGACGAAGAAGAGACGATTACACTGACGGCACTGTTAGAATACAAGTCAAATCTCCGTCTCCATAACAAGGAGTAAAAAATTATGGCAATATCATCAGCGATTTGTAACAGCTTTAAACAAGAAATTTTAGTAGAAGGTCATAATTTTACTAATAGTACTGACCAATTTAAACTTGCAATGTACACAAGTTCAGCATCTTTAGGAGCATCTACAACAGCTTATAGTGCTACAAATGAAATTTCAAACACATCAGGTTCTGCTTATAGTGCAGGGGGTGCAAATTTAACAAGTGTAACTCCAGTTTTAGATGGTTCAACAGCAGTTTGTGATTTTGCAGACATTAGTTTTACTTCAGCATCTTTTACAGCAAATGGATGTTTAATTTATAATTCAACTAATTCTAATAAAGCAGTGTGTGTTGTAGCGTTTGGTGGAGATAAAACTGTATCAAGCGGAACATTCACAATTCAATTTCCCGCAGCAGCGGCATCAACAGCTATAGTTCGAATAGCATAAGGAGAAAGTCCTTATGTCAATAGCTCAGACATTCACCGTAACGGTAGTCAGCACTGGTGGTGGTAATAAATATGTTATCGATGGAGTTCAACAAGACACCGTAATGATCGGTGCAGGTCTTACTTATAAATTTGATCAATCAGATTCAAGCAACGGCACTCATCCATTAAGATTTGCAACTGCTGCAGATGCAGCAGGTAGCACTCAATATACTGTTGGAGTTACAGCTGTTGGAACTCCTGGTAGTTCTGGAGCATATACACAAATAGATGTTCAAAGTGGTGCACCATCAACTTTATATTATTATTGTACCAACCACGGTGGAATGGGTGGTGAAGCAAATACTGATGGATGGGGCCGTTCTTATTTTGGACAAGCTGATTGGGGTGATACAAATATTGTTGTTGAAGGTTGGGGACGACTTGCATGGGGAGCTCAAGGATGGGGCGAAGCACCTGGAGTAACTCTTTCAGGACAATCAGCAACTTCAGCAGTAGGAGCAATTACAGCAGAAATTAAACCTGGTTGGGGTACTCTTGATTGGGGTGAAAATGGTTGGGGTAGTGTTGAAGAAGGTATAGAAAATTTAACTGGTCAATCTGCAACTGCATCTGTAGGAGCAATTACTCCTGCTGACGTTGTAGGATTAACTGGTCAAGCAGCAACAACTTCTGTTGGTGCATTTACAGGAACAGGTGCAATTATTCTTTCACCTACAATTACACCCACAGGTCAAGCAGCAACAGTTTCTGAAGGTCAATTAAGTTTAAATAATGGCGCAGATCATACTCAAGGTTTAACAACATTAGTTGCAACGACTGCGGTAGGTTCTATTAGTCCAGCAGATGTTGTAGGATTAACTGGAGTTTCTGCAACGGTTTCTGTAGGTGCAATTACTACAAATGCAGAAGATTTAATTAATGTAACTGGAGTTGGTGCAACTTCTTCAGTAGGATCATTAACTCTAGAAATAGGAGTTCCTTTAACAGGGGTTTCCGCAACTGTTTCTGTAGGCATAATTTCACCAGCAGATGTTGTAGGATTAACTGGACAAGAAGCGATTTCTAGTGTTGGAAATGTTTCTCCATTAGGATATGGAGATGTTGATATTACTGGAAATACGAGTTATAATGATGTTGACGTTAGTGGAAATACATCATATACAGATGTAACACACGCAGCTTAGGAGAAAAAATTATGGCTTCAACTTATACACCTCTTGGTGTTGAATTAATGGTAACCGGTGAAAACGCTGGTACTTGGGGAACAAAAACAAATAACAATTTAACTTTATTCGAACAATTAACTGGTGGATATAAAGTACAGACTTTAAATGCTGCAGGAACTGGTGCTAATACTACTGCGTTAACTGTAGTAGATGGAAATACTACAGGAACTGCTCAAAACAGAGTAATTGTTTTAGGAGCAGAATCTCCAGAAACAATTGCTGGAAATAAAATTGTAACTATACCTTTAGATATAACTGGTTTATTTTTTGTTAAAAATAGCACAGCAGGTTCTTACACAGTTCAATTTAAATATGCTTCAGGTTCAGGTGACACTGTAACTTGGACTACTTCTAATAAAGGATGGAAAGTTCTTTCTGCAACAGGAAATGATGGTACTAACCCTGACATAGAAGAAATAGAAATAGATACTGTAGCAACCCCTGGTGGTTCTACAACTCAGGTTCAATTTAACAATTCAGGAGCTTTTGATGGAGATGCAAATTTAACTTGGACAGCTGGAACAGCTTTAACAATTGGTTCAGAAAAAGAATTAAGATTAGCTGATAATTCGGGTGGAGAATATGTAGGTTTAAAATCTGCAGCTACAGCTACTTCTTATACAATGACACTTCCAGCAGCCGTAGGAGCTTCAGGAACAGCTTTAGTAACTACAGATGGCTCAGGAACTCTAGGGTTTACAGCAACATCGACTTTTGGTATAACAACAGGAAAAGCTATTGCAATGGCAATAGTTTTCGGATAAAAAACAAGAAGGAATTTAAATTATGGCAAATCCAAATATAGTAGCAGTAACATCAATTTTAGGTGGAAACGCTGGTTGGAATTTATCTGCAACAGCAACTGATACTTTAATGACAGTATCTGCAGATGTAATAGTAAAAGTAAATAGAATTACTGTAGCAAATGTTGATGGTACAAACGCAGCAGACGTAAGTTTGTTTGTAGACGGAATGGGAACGGGCACAACAGGAGTTACAACAACTGGAGCAGATACAACAGTTTATTTAGCAAAAACAGTTTCAGTTCCGGCTGATGCAACATTAGTTATTTCAGACACACCTATTTATTTAATGGAAGGTGACATATTAAAAGGTGGAGCAAGTGCTGCATCTGATTTAGATTTATTCATATCATATGAAGTCATAAACGACGCGTAGGAGGTAATCAGCTATGGCTAATGGCGGAATTATCGGACCTACACAAACAGTTGGTGGACCAACTCCAGCAACAACTACAAAAATTACAGCATCAGGATGTTTTACTCCTAAAGCAGGAACTGCATTAGCAGTATTAGTAGTAGCAGGTGGAGGTGGTGGAGGAAGACAAGGAGCCGGTGGTGGCGGAGCTGGTGGTACAAGATTATTAACATGTCAACCTTTACCGGGTGCAAACATTCCAGTTACAATAGGAGGAGGCGGTACAGGTGGTAGTGGTCCTACTTATGGTGGTGGTGCAGGTGTTAATACAGTTTTCGGAAATCCAGCAAACCCAATTACATCAAATGGTGGTGGAGGTGGTGGTTCAAGATCAGGTGGTAACCCATCTGGAGGTGGACCAGGTCCCTTATCAGCTTATGCAGGTTTTCCAGGTGGATCTGGAGGTGGAGCAGGTGGTGGTTGTGGAAGTAGACCAGGAACAATAAGTGGAGGAACAGGTAATTCTCCTCCAGTTAGTCCTTCTCAAGGAAAT